ACTAAGCTGCGTCTCTTTCCACCACCCGATGCTGCCGGTACTAACAACATCAAGATTTATTATCGTAAGCGACCGGTTGCATTGGTTGTTGACGGAGATACACCAGAGCTTCCAGAGGAATATCACAACGCTATTATCGACTATATTCTGCAACGTGCATACTTTATGGACGAAGACTATGAGGCCGCGCAGCTTGCGGCTAACAGTGTAGACAACGATCTCAAGATAAATAGGGAGCGTGAGAACTGGAAACATCAAGACGTTTATCCCTCAATTACGGTGTTGTCTGATGACATGGATGCATACTAATGCCCGGCGATACCCTACAGATCGGTCCCTTTGTTGGAGGCATTAATACGAAGGATGATCCTTCTTCCATTGCTGATGAAGAACTTGTTGATTGTGTCAACTTTGATCCGCAGCTTAACGGTTCTCTACAAGTCCGTTCTCCTATTCAGACGATCTCGAACACTGGCGTTGCTGGTACTATACGCATCTTGTTGATTGGTGTTGCCTCGTTTGCTAGTGGTGAGTATACTATTGGCACCAATGACGGTGGTGTGTATCAGAGAACGACGGGTGATTGGACTCTAATCACCAATACCTTTCAAGCAGCGGCGATGGTTCAGTATGCGGATAAAATTTGGTTGGTGCCTAAGATTGGCTCTGGTACTCCTGGTGGTACATGGGATGGAACGACATTTACCGCTGACTCTGACATTCCGCAAGGTCAGGCAGCAGGTATCTACAAAGAGCGGATGTTTGTGGTCCCCGGTTTCGACGCAACTACCAACTCTTCTCGGTTGAAGTTCTCGAATGCTGGTGTCTTTGGTACATGGGGAGCATCAGACTTTATTGATATTTCTCCTGGTGACGGACAGAAACTGGTTGATCTACAGGTCTTTAAGGGAAACCTACTACTGTTTAAGGACAAGGGCACGAGAGTTCTGTCCTATGACAGCACGCCATTCGACGCAGTGATCGACCCAATCTCCACTACAATTGGTCCATCCAATCCATACTGTACGTGTCAGTATGAGAACTCGATCTTTGTGTACCAAGAGGGTCGTGTTTACGAAATGGTGAACTTCGATTATCAGCAAGTCAACGTTAAGGTTCCATTCGTTACTGATCAGTCAACTCCAAGCTCTAGGTCTGAGAACGCCTTTCTGTCGAATATCGGGGATAGATTGGTAGTGAGACACTTCAACAGACTTTATGTGCTGGGATTGAGAACTAGAGTGTGGACACGATGGGAATCTACGGATCTCGATCTACATAATTTCGGCAAATTTGTTAAGATGACGCTACCTGCTAATGACGAGTATATTGCTGGCAGTTCTGTCACATCAAACAAGAAGGTCTATCGTATCAAGGAGGATCTAGATTCTACTACAGATGAGCGGAATGCTAGTACACCGGTTGATATCGTCTGTTCCATCATAACTAAGAATTATAACTTGGCTGCGTCGCACGTATTCAAACGTCTCAACTGGTGGGGTGTAGACGTACTAACTAATAGACTTGTGACGGGACGTGTCACTCCAATCGTGAACGTGGCTAAGGTAACGTGGGGATTCATAAAGGGTCTTAGCCTTACATGGGATCAGATTGACGGCAAGCAGTGGGGTTTTCCAACAGGCGGTGTTATCTATGTTGAAGATCCAGGTGTTGATGTGGGTGCGGCGGTTACACGAAAATTCCTCAAGTTTGTTAAGGCACTACGATATCGTCAAGTTAACTTTTCTGTTTCATTCCCAGCTAGTGGAACAATGCTTGAGGGGCCAGCTAGACTATACTGGCTTACTATGACGACCAGTACACGTCAGGTAGTTAGCAAGAAGGTGTCCTAATGTTTAACCCCTACGGTGCAGGCGCGAAAGTTTATGGTCTCTCTGGACGGCCACATCCTACTGCCGGACCTGTAGATAAAACTGGATATCGTAAACGGGATATGGAATATCAGAGACGTAAGCGGAATGCAATGCTACGTAGAATGAAAGCTAAGCAACAAAAAAGATACATGAGCAGCGACTACTTGAAAGGAAAGTAATGCTCCCAGCTAGTGGTGGCAGTACCACTGTGCGTACTGGCACACAGGAACATGGAGCGAGAAAACCAGCACCAAGACCTCGTCGTCGTTCAACACCAAGTGGCGGCGGCGGTGGCGGTGGCGGTTATACTCCACCCCCGCGTGCTCCTATTAGGACTCCTAGTCGTATGCCTAGTGGTGGGCCTGGTCGGACTTCTGGCGGTGGACGTTCTCCCTCAGTAAGTGCGCCTTCAAGGCCAAAGCCTCCTTCTGCTAAAGCATTTCTTGGTAAAGACATGGGTTATCAACAGAGTCTTCGACAGTTTGCATTGAACTACCAGAATTTTCTAGCAGATAAACAACGTCAGACTGGTGCAGCAACTCAACAGTTTAAGACTCAGAAGGGTAATCTTGCAACACAGCGTACTCGTGACCTATCTGATATCATGAATGACTTTGCAGGACGCGGAATGTTGAAGTCCGGGTTGTATGCACAACGACAGGGTGAGTATGAGCGTGATTACCGAACCAATGTGACTTCGTTCCAACAGCAGTACGAAGACTTCCTTCGTCAGTTGACACAGTCTCAGACTCAGTTGCAGGGACAACAGAGAACTGGTAGAGAGCAGTCTAGGCAAGAGGCACTTGCGAGGCGTGCATCTAAGTACGGACTGTAGGTGAAACATGTATCAGCCAGAAAGAAAAAGTAGAAGAAAGGCAGTTAGGCCAACAGCGCCTAGGGCACCTGTTATTGGTACTGGTCCTGGTGTATTTGGCATTGGTTCTTATAGACAAGGACAAGCACCGAGTGCAAATGTTGCACCACCTAAAGGTGGAGGCAGCGGCGGATTCTTTGGTAATATAGGTGATATTGCTAATAGTGTTGTTGGTATGGCTAAAAAGTATGGTGGACAAGCTTCACAGCAATTGCAACAGACACTAGATCAGATGGTGTCACCAGCAGGAAGTGGTGGCCTCGGTGGCGTGTCTGACGCTGACCTAATGGCTCAGGCTCGTGCTGAGGCATCGGCACAGTTCGGTCCGCAGATTGCAGCATTGAACTCTGCAATGGCTCAGGCAAAGTCTCAGACTGGCTACAACAAATCAGCTATTGATTCGCTATACGACCAGTTGGCTGCTACGTATGCAGGTGACATCAAGGAATCCAAGCAGAGCTTTAAAGAGGCCAAGTCTACAGAGAAGAAACTTTCTACGGCAACTCGTAAAGATATTGGAGCTTCGTACAGTGAAGGTGCAGCAGAACTATCCAAGCAAATGCAGGATCTTGGAATTGAGGCTGCTGCTCCTGACGTTCTGCCGGGACTGTCTAAGGATAAGGCTGATTATCTAGCGAGTGAGGCAGAGCGTTCTGCTGTTGAGCAATCTGCATATGGTCGTGAAGGTACAGCTGAACAGGCTTATTTCCAACGTGGACCGTCTCTTGCGCGTATGGGTTCTGCCGAAGGTCAGTCTGCTTTGACTGAACAGCTTAATCAATATCTTATGGAGCAGCAGGGTCAGAAGGCTATGGCTCAGTCGCAACAGAGTTTGACCTATAATGCATTGCTGGGGAAGTATAGGCAGCAGGCAGCACAGCAGGCGTATCAGCAACAGCAGGATCAATTTGCTCAGTCTAACACAGTCTTTGATAATCAACTAGCTCTTAAGAAATTTCAGTATCAGCAATCTCAGGATGCTAACAGAGTTGCAAAGCCCCCGCAATTGGCAGGTCTATCTGGTGCGGCAAATGTCCTAGGTGGTTATACACAACAGCGTGCGGGAGGACAACCAGACGTTGCTGGTTCATCTAAACTGATGCAGGATCTACAAGCTGCGATGGCTGTTGCGTCTCAAAAGGGAATTAACTCTAATGACTACGGTGCGCAGCTACAGAACTTGAGAGACTTTGCACAGAAGATGGGTATTTCTCCCAACGACATTGCCCAGCTACAGAATGCGCTTGCCGCTTTCCTGGGTAAGTATTAGGAGGAAGCATGGCGAAAGACCTTAATAGGGTTATGGCCGCGCTGATTGAATCAGTGCGGAACACGCCTATGCCTTCTGCTCCTACGCGAGTAAACAACCAGGATATCGCACAGCAGATTCTAGCTAATGCGCGATTCGAGATGCCTAGTTCACATCCTTTGTCAGCAGGAAAGGCCCCTGGTCATCATCCTTCTGTCATTGGTCGGGTATTTGATGTCTTGTCTCGTGCTAACTATGCGGTGGCTGAGGGCGTCAGTGAAGGTCTAAAGCACGGTAGTATCTTTGAACCGGGGGCTGCTCAGGATATTACACACGGTATGCTTAGTGGATTGGCTGGAACACAGAAGACTACGTTCTCCAAAGTTATGGAAGAGCAGGGCGTTAAGAATCCAGTTGTGCGCGGTGTGGGTGGTTTGGCTCTCGACATTGCTGCGGATCCAACCACCTACATCGGGCCAGGACTTTTGAAGGGTATTGCTAAAGGTGGTGTCAAGGCTGTTGGTCTTGGTGGTAAACTTGCCAAGGAAACTCCTGCGGCTGTACCTGAGATGTCTTTGATTGCTGCTGGGAAACCGTCTAAGGTAGGAGAACTAACTGTTGCGCCACCAGAACGACAGGTCAATACTGCACATACTTTGGTAGATCAAGTTGTAGATGACTCTAAGGTTGCTGTTCAGCAGGTTGCACCAAAGCCTAGAGCTTGGCAACCAATTACAGACGCTGGAGAGATTTCAGTAGCACAACGTACTGCGACAGAGTATGCCAAGAAGTTGAAGATCAAGGATAAGATTATTGGACCAAAACAACAAGGTCTTATCTTTCGCAATTTCCTGGCAAAGACAGGCAACGATCCACTTAAGGCTACAGGACTTTTCGATGAGGCCGGGCGTTTCCTAGAAACTCAAGGCTATAAGTTCACCCTGCACGATGGTACGACTGGTAAGTTGACAGACGTAATAGATGAAATGGGTGGGCCTAAACCTTTTATGGGTAGAGTTCTACCCCCTGGAATGAAGAAGACCAAGGCTACGTCTCCACCTATGTTCACGCCTGGGTTGCTTCGAGAGTTCGAGACTGGTGCAGTTAAGGATCCAGCGCTGCTTCAAGCAACGGAGAACATTCGAGCTCGTTCGGTGATGGGTGACGCTTCAAGAATTAATGAAGTTATGAACGAAGTCGTCAAACTTAAGACAGCGGCGGATGCGTCTCTTTCTGCACCAAAGGCAGAGAATGTTGTCGGTCAATTGTTGACTGATGTGAAGAAGGCTGTCAAGACACCTGAAATGCTTATCTCTCCTGCTGGTGTTAAGACTATGTCGAAGCTACTCGACGATATGGATGAGGCTGGGCAAGGTGTTTTCCAGGTAGCTCTTGATAAGAATAAGCGTTTTATTCACATGACAGTTGCAGGAGATACACGAAAGTTTACCGACATCACTGAGGCTACGAATAGGGCCCGAGCACAGATTGTTGGTCAGGATCTCAAGACGTTGGGCGACGAAGTCAAGACTAGCCGTAATAAGTGGTTTGACACAATAGCTACATCGTTCTCCACTTGGTACAAGAACCCTGAGCTACGTGCCCCAGCATGGCGCGCTTCTGTTCTGGCTAGAAATGCAGCATCAATGCGTGTTCATGCCCTACAAGATATGCTTAAGGGTCACAGTCAAGATGAGATTAATGCTGCGTGGAAAGCTGCTCAGGGTTATGCACCAACTGAGGATCCCTTGGCTAACCATTTCCGTACTATGATGGAGGATCTGTTCTCATCCTCTGGCATCGTAGATGAGGCACACTCTACTGCGTTGCGTAGTGGTACGACAATGAAGGATCTTAACCAAGAGCTAGACTATCTGCGTCGAAAGTACCCAGGTCTAGAGAAATTTAAATTCATGCAGGAGCAGCATATTGATCCTATCACTGGTGATATTAAAGATTTCAGTGGTACGAACTGGCTTAAGTCCTGGGAAGCTGCACTTTTGAATAAACCACAAGACGTGGTGTTTGGTATCCAGACTGCTGTTGAAGTTTTGATGAAGAAATATGCACTTGTGGACGATATTGTGGGTCGGTGGGGTTCTCGTGCTGCTAAGCCTGGATACAAGTTGATTGAGGATAAGTCTCACGCTCTGTGGAGAGCCAAGGGCTACTATCTCCCCACTGAAATTGCTGATCAAGTTCCGTATATGTTCAAGCAACTTGACAGTCTTTATCGAAAGCCGTCAGAGCTAGGGCATATGATGGATCAGGTGTTGGGTATGTGGAAGCGGGGAGTTACGATCTATGTTCCTTCCCACCATATCCGTAACTTGGAAGGTGACACGTTCATTGCGTGGCTTGATGGCGTGACTAACCCCAAGTGGTATACAATGTCGGTACGAGTGCTCAAGTCACAGGCACATAGATATAAGGGTGCGCATGTAAGTGAATTGGTTGGTACAGGTACGGCTGAGCGTTCCTTTGGTAAGGGTAAGACTCTTTTTCACACAAAGAATGGCATCGCCATTACAGATGACATGCTGTATCAGACAGCATTTGACCGTGGACTTCTGCTAGGTTCTCGTGACATTGAAGACATCATGGGCGACGAGATTACAAGTTGGAAGGGTCCCTTCGGTGGCCGTGTCTACGATGCTGCGTCCAAGACTGCACAACTACGTGAGCACTTTGCAATCCTCGCCCACTATGCCTACGCGATTAACAAGTCCAAGAAAACCAAACTGCCGGAGATTCTGCAAGAGGCTGCGGATCGTGTGCGGAAGTACCATCCCAATGGTACAGACATTACAGGATTCGAGCGTGGTACGATGCGACGTATCTTCCCATTCTATTCCTGGACCCGTAAAGCGATTCCACTTCTGATCGAATCTCTCTTGTTCAATCCACGCAAGATTGCTATTCTTCCCAAGGTACAGGAAGCAGCACAAACTTCTGTGGGAATTGAGGGAACTTCGAGAGAGGATCCTTTCCCCGTCGATCAAGCGTTTCCTGATTGGATGAGAGAACAGGGTATTGGTCCGATGGGTAAGAGTGGCGTCGGCGGTCTAATGGGTCTAATTGGTGGACTAGGTCGTCAAGCAGAAGCTCCTGGTGGTGGAGATGCCAGTGCTTATACATTGGCGGGAACAAACACTAACCCATTCATGCAGTTGATGGGACAGTTCACGCCTAGTGGTGGACAAGGGCCATTGACAGGGCCTGCACAAATGTTGAACCCTGCTGCACAACTTGGTATTGAGTTGGGTACTGGTACAAAGATGATAGGTGGAGCACCTGTTGGCCAAGACCCTTCGAGATATGCCGTTGAGCAGACCCCGCTCGATCCTATTTACCGAATTCTTAACAGGCCGGGTGCTTCTACAGGGAAGACAACTGGTAGCAGAATAAATTGGGAAGCTCTACTCAATACATTGACAGCTGCTGGGGTTGTAGGCACCGGACCTTATATCCCGGCTAAGAAGAGGCAAGGGAAGTAATGGCACAATACGTTAGGAATACGCTGCAAGGCGCGGGCCTGACTGATAAGCGCGTGCCAAGTGCCCCTATTGGTGGTTTCTGGGATCCCGCTAGAGGAAATTCACAGTATCAAAGTCCGTTGGCTTTGCAGCGTGAAGGCGGATACTCTCAACAGATTCAGAACATTGTAGGTGTGGATAAGGCTCGGACACTACGGACTAATGCACTAGCTGATTTTGCTGCCCGTGAGGCTGCACGTCAGGCAGCACTAGCACAGCAGAAAGCACTCCAACAATCTCTTGCGGGTATTGGTTCAGGTCTAGCTGGCCAACCGTTTAGCGGTGGACGAGGATCTAGTGTTGGTGGAGGTCGCAATGTCAGTCCTGGTTCTGCTGGTAAGATGGGTTACTCTGCTCTAGGTCAGCAGATTGCAGCCTCAGTAGGCTGGACTGGCAGCCAGTGGAATGCCTTTTATAAGTTGGGTGTGAACGAAAGTGGTTGGAATCCTAATGCACAAAACCCAACCAGTTCTGCTTACGGTATCGGTCAGTTCCTCGATAGTACGTGGGGATCTGTAGGCGGGAGAAAGACATCTGATCCCTCTGCACAAATTAGGTACATGATTAAGTACATTCAACAGAGGTACGGGACGCCACAAGCGGCGCTAAATGCCTGGTATAGCAGGAGCCCACATTGGTACTAGGAGATGGGGACGAATGGACGTGACTGTTAAGGACTTTAGTGGGATTATCATATTGATCGGTTCCGTAGCGGGGGCACTTATCACGATCGGACTCTTGACTAATTTTCTAGTTGTTAAACCCATTAGGCGTTGGATGGACAGAGAATTCGCACCTAAGATTCTTGCTCCATTGCAACTCATCACACAAGAAGTTACAGAGAATCAAGGTCGTTCTATGAAAGACGCACTTGTTAGGGTTGAGTATCACATTTCAACGCTTGATAAAAGATTTGATGACCATATCGTTTTGCACGGACAGGTAATTAAGACAGAGGACTAGGAGGTGAACAATGGACTTCTCGTGGAGTGGAGCGAAGAAAGGCTATATTGCTCTGGCTAGCTTGCTGGTTGCGGTTACTGCTACGGCAGTTCTACCAGATTGGGTGGGATTTCTTGTCGCAGCAATTGGTGCTGGCGGAACATACCTAGCTAAGAATGAGCCAAAGGTGGCGACTAGTGAGTAACCCACATGAAGTATTTCAGAATGCCCATCAAGGCGATGTAGTGCGTTATCAACTACGTGGTCCAGCTAGTCCCGAGGAAAAGCAGGAAGTTAAGGAAGCACTAGAAAAGCAGTATCCAGACCTTACATTTATTATTGAGGCTGACGGCGCTATCTCTAATGCAGAAGTGGTGGCCAATCATGGCTAACCCACTTAGCGATACTAAACTGAGAAGTGTCCTTGATAAGTGGGAT